ATTGTTCACGTCTGGCCTGATCTGATACACCGGCTGATAGCCCGGTGAATTGCCGACCGGCTCGGAGTAGGTCGTGTCACCCGGCAGCAGCGACTGGCGATCATTGCGCAGCGATGGGTGCCCCCACATCGGCGGGTCAACCAGCTTGTCGATGGCCTGCGCCTTGCGCCGCTGCTGCAACTGTATCGCTCGTGCATCGCCCAAGCAGTCCATCGCGGGCGACGTGCCGTACACGTCCTCGGCAGTCACATCCCATCGCGCGACCAGCACCGGGTTCTCGTGGAACCCCTCGGTGAGCAGGAACTCATCGCCGCGCTTCGTCTCGCCCATGCCCGCCTTGTCGATGTAGATGGACGACACCGGCATGTTGGCCGCGTTGTCGTACTGCGCGTTACGGTTCTCGTTCGGCACGACGAACTGGTACACCTCGAACGGCAACTGGTAATTGCCATTCGCCAACGCAGACTTGACCGGCATCGACAGGCGATCCTTGTCGAACATGTTCGCCATCTGCCACGCCGTCATCGTCAATTCCCGAACGAACGTGTTAGGCAAAAGACGATCATCAAGCGCCACCCAATACGAATTGATCGTGAATGGATAAAACCTCACCACCTTGTCAGGGTCAGCGAGCGCCGCCATCGCGCCCGTGCCGAATACGCCCAATTCCTCGTACAGCTTTGGCAGCACGTTGTACAGGTTGCTCTTGCTGAACACGTCACGCATCAGCATCTCGACTTGATACAGCCAGACCTTGACCGGCCCGTACTCCATCATCTCGATGTCTGGTGTCGTCAGCCGGAACCACGGCCTTGCAGGCGATGTCAGCCCCGCCATCATGCCGCTCGCCAACGTGCGTGCCGCCATGCGCGGTGTTGAGTCAACCAGCTTGCGGTTGCGCCGGTCTTTCTTGTTCCACTGACTGCCCGCCCAGCGCCCCGCTCGCGGCAGGAAGTTCTCACCCAAGTCGCGCCAGTGCGGCTCCCAGTGCGCCCGCTGATCCTTCAACTGACCGTGCAGTATCTCCAGCTTCTTGCGGGGAGTCAGTGAGGTGTATTCCATGCGCTATTGCCCCAACAGCTTCTTGCGACCCGTGTTGAACCCCTCGGCAGACCCGCTCGACAGTAGCGTGCCGCGTCGGCCTCCGAAGATCGCTTCTCTCGACCGGTTACGCGCCTTCGCCATCGCGGCGCTTGGGTCAGCGGTCGCTGCGCCCGGTGGCGGTGTTGCGCCTGGTATCTTGGGAGTCATCATGCCCGTTGCCAGTGCGCCAGTAGCACCTGTCGCCAGTGCCTTGCCTGCTGTCTTGAGTGCGCCAGCGGCTGCACCCTTAGCAGCAGCGCCTGTCGCCAGTGATCCAACTGACGGCGCAACGAACGTGTTACTCGCAGCCAGCGTGCCAAGTTCTGCGGCTGTCATACCGCCAGCTAGTGTGCCGCCAGCCGCTCCAGCCGCACCTGCCGCCGCTCCAGCACCTGCTGCCGCTCCAGCACCTGCTGCCGTAGTTGCAGTCGTCCCCGTGATGGCTGCCCAGAGTGAAGTCAGTGCTGCCGGTGGACCCATACGCTCCTCCTAATGTGCCGCCTCATGGTCAGCACGTTCCCACGGATCATAGTCCTGCAATGCGGTATTGCCAAATTTTCCACGCAGCGCCGCCAACCGACCCCGCAACCGACCCTCGATGGGATACGCAAACGTCAGCGCCAGCGCATCACCCCAGTCAGGCGAACGACCCAACCGCGCCTTGATCTGCTCCTTGTCCTCGATCATCAGCTTGTCTGCCCGGAACGTATACGTCGGCTCCGTCAGGTCAGCGATCAACTCCGGAATGTTCGGCAGCCACCCGCCACCCTTTACCCACTCCGCCATCAGGAACCACATCTCCGCCCGCTTGTTCAAATACTTCGCGCTCATCGCCCGACCGCTGAACGGCACCCCGATCGGCGCTCGACCCAACCGCCGCAGGTTGTCTATCCACCCCGCACCGTAGCCGCCCGTGTCGTCGATGAAGCACGCATCCGCGTCCACGTTGCCCCACTCCAGCGACACATGCGCAGCCCCCGACACCGAGTCCATGTTCCGCCACTGCACCGGCGCAAACACCTTCAGCCCCTGCCGCCGCATCAGCACGCTCGCGTCATCACCGAACCGTGCCACGTCCACGCCCATCACCACCGGCTCCGACTCCCACGTCACCGCCTCATACGACCGACCAACAGCAGCCATCACGTCGCCCAACCCCATCAGGCTGTTCAAGCTCGACGGCGGAAACCGTCCAAACACGTTCACCAGTACCCACGGGTTATCCGCCCCGTACATCGCGATCTGCTGACGCGCCCACTCCACACTCACCCGACTCGACCGCAACGGACTGTCCGGGTCGCCCGTGATCTCCGTCACGTCCCACAGCGACCGATCCCGCGTCGCCGCCCGGTACAGCGGCCCACTCAGCATCGTCGGATTACCCGCCTGCACAATGTGCCCCTCCACGCACGACGACAACCCCGCCTCCGCCGTCGCCATCACCGCATCAGGTATGCCACCACTCTCGTCCAGCAAGAACATGATGTAGTCCGCGTGCAACCCCGCCAACGTGTCCGCCTGCGCCTTCGGATCACCACTCTTCGGCCACGTCCTCGCACTCATGAACCACGTCTCGGGATACTGCTTGCTGCTGATCCGCGTCTTTGTCCAACTGAACAACTCACCCAACAGCGGTGCCACACGCTGCCACTTCGCCATCTCCGCCCACAAATTGTCCGACAGGTTATCCCCAGTCACACTCGTCGCCGCAATCTTCGGGAACGGCCTCGTCAGCAGAAAATTCCACGCCAGCCAGGAAAGCAAACATGTCTTGCCAGGCCCTTTGCAGGCCAAGAGGGCTTGACGCTGACTCACCGGAAATCTCTCCAACACCTCCACCTGCCACCGATCAGGCTCAACCCCAAACAACTCCCGAACCATCAGCGCAGGACTCGCCTTCCACTTCGGCAGCCGCTCCGCAAATGCGCTCTGTACCTCACTGCTCAGCATGTATCACCGTCTCTATCCGTTGACAGACGTTGGGGAATTTTGGAAATTTTGCGGGATGCCCCCCCCCCACCCCATGCGCGCGAGCGAAACCCCGGCCCCGTGGGTGTGGCGGGAAGGGGACCCATCGGCTAGGGCTGTGCATCGGCTGGCTGCTCGGGCTGCTGGCCATCGCTCACCTGCTGCGCGTCGTGCTCGATCACCACGCCATGCACCAATGCGGGCTGCTGCTGGGCTGGCTGCGCGGCTAGGCCGGCGGCTTGGAGTACAGCCAGCCAGTCTAGTGCATCGGTGGTAGCGGCCTGCTTGGGCGGGTCATAGGTGGCGCGACCGCGCACCCGCATGAGGAATTGCCTGGTTTCGATCCTGAGCCGGTCGCGGGTTGTGTCGGCATCGTCTGTGCCGTCTGCTATCTGCACCAGCTCGTCCGACCAGGCGTCGGCCTGGAGTTCTAGCGCCTGCTGATACCTTGCCGCGAACCCGGCCACATCATCGACTGCCCAGCGGCGCACGGTCGCGGCGCGTGGATATCCCGCCTGCTGGCATATGTCGGCCAGAGTCCGACCGTCTGCGAGCTGGTCGAGGATCGCGCCGGCCACGTCTGCGCTGTACGCGGTACTGACCGGAGCCGGGTCTAGCGGGCAGTCGCTCGGCGGGCGCTCGATCGCGTCAAGCACGCGTGACGGCGGCGCATAGTCCAATCCTGGCGGTTGTCGCATGGCCGCGAATGTATCACGGTCGCGCTAGGCTGCGTATATGCCCGCCTGCTGATAGATGGCCGCTATGCCCTTGTCCATGCCTGCCGATGACGTGACTGTGCGCTATGGGCGATTGTGCGCGGTTCGCCTATTCGCTTGCATGATCCATGCCAAATTGGCGCTATTTGGACGCCATTTTAGGTCGTTGTGCAGTGCAACTTTACATAATCTGTCAATGTTAGATAACACACGTAGCGGCGCGGGTTCTAACGTTCTCTGACGGTGACAGAAACAGGGTCTAGGCCACGCCCAGTATGGCTCTAACGCTCTTACTCTACTTTTCCAAACATTTGCGTGAAATGTGGTGCTGCTGTATGCAGAACGTGTATTGCAGTGCAAGACAATATATATGACTAATAGATAAATAGAGAGTAAGAGCGTTAGAGCCAAGCCCAGCAAGGGTTTGAGCCGGATTCTGTTAGTGTGTGGTGACGTTAGAACCCGCGCCAATGCTGGGCCTCTCTAACACAGAAATATGCACCACGACCCAGAATATGCACATAACGGCCATTTTCCTCTTGCACCGCAAAAACGTGCTGCACCGCCGAAAACCGTATGCGCATAATCCAAATTGACCTAGATCAACTCACCGCTGCATTGCGGAATATTAACCTTTGGTAATGTTGGTCACATAAGCGTCACTACCTGTTGACAGTATGCGGGCAATAGCAATAATCGCTCCATCGGAACGTAACCACAGCAGGAGTACAGACAATGAACAAGAAAGCCCCGAACCCGAACCGCGAATCCGCGCAAAAGCTGGCCGGACGCATTGCCGCAATGTCAGATGAACAGCGGGCAGAGCTGGCCGCTTCTATGCCGGTCGTTGTATCTGTAACCGGGCACATTCTTAGCCCTCGCAATACCTGTCTGGCAGTCACCCAGATACCAACTGCAACGGTTATGGGAGGCTTTCGACAATGGCTCGCTGCGGGTCGTTGTGTCAGGAAGGGAGAGCACGCGGCCTATATATCCGCGCCAGCCATGCGGAAAAATGAGGCCGGAGAAGAATCGGGATTTTTCATCCTGGTTCCGGTGTTTGACGTATCACAGACTGAGGCCGTGGCGCAGCAGGTGGCCGCATGACCGCCCGCCCGTCACTGCTGGCGGCCCTGTTCGTTACCTGCTGGCTGGCGCTATGCATCGTCAGCACGGACAGCGATGGGGAAACCGGCATGGAGCAGCCCGCGTGCCCGGATGGCCGCGAGTACACCGAATGGTGCGGATGCGAACCGCCGATATATGGCGATGACTGCTAACGCCTAGCGGGTAGCCTGTCGCAGCGGGCTACACGATAGACGATGAACCACAACCAATAGAAGGAACCACAGACCATGCAATTCAACAAATCACACGACCTTACTGGAATCATCGCGAAGAAAGACAGCCGCACCTATTTGAACGCCGCGCACCTTGACGTGGCCGGATCGCGCCTTGTGGCCACGGATGGGCACAAGCTGGTATGCGTCCCGGTCACGATCGAGGATGGCGACACATCAGGCCCAGTTACCGCCGAAGCAATCAAGGCTGCAATCAAGGCTGCTGGCAGGACTGGCTATGCGGCGATCGCCTGCAATGGCAGCCTGGCGGTAGCCAATGGCCCGAGCTTCCCGCGTCCGGGCGACCTAGGGGAGTTCCCGGGCTTCGATAGGATCATACCCAAGGAAGGAACCGCGCAAATTGGCATTAATGCCGAGTATCTGGCTGCTATACAGAAGGCTGCCGGCGCTAAGGGAATCGGGCTGCAATTCGC